CGCTTCTGGCAGCCGGCCTTGGCAGTGAACGTGTCGCCTACGCCCAACGTGAAGCGCGCCGGCAGGCTGAGCGTGAACACGCCGGCGGCGAAGCTCTTGATTTTCTGGCGCTGGCCGGTGTTCAGCCCGCTGGTCCACGTGAGTTCGCCCTCTTTGAAATACTCCGCCGCCTGGGCCTTGGTGCTGTCGGTGAATACCTGGTTGCTGGTGGCCGTGGTCACGCTGCCGGTGTGCGTGAATCCGGCCATGCTGACCTTGCACGTGGCTGCGTCGCCGAGGCGGTAGCGGCAGGTCTTTTGCGTCACGAAGCCCACCGGCTGTTGCAGCGCCTGGCTCAGGCTGCGCAACTCGACGGTGTAGGCGCCGCGCGCGGGCTTGACTTCACCGAGCGTGCCGGTCATGAGGGTGTTGATGCCGTTGGCAGGGGTCGACCAGTCGAGTTCGAAGATGCTGAAAGCGGCGTGGTCCCACAGGCCGGCAATGAGATCGTCTCGGGTGATGCCGATGGCGTCGTCGGGCAGGACGGTCATCTCGGCGTTGTTGACGGCCAGGCCGGCGGTGCTCACCAGGCCGCTGACGGTGAGGCCGACAGGCAGGTATGTTTGCCCGTCGACGACGAGTGCCACGTCCAGGCTGGTGAAGCGCAACACGACGCTGTCGGTGCGCGTGAGCGTGATGCACGCGGCTACCGTGTGCGATGGCTGCGCGTAGTGCTCGAGCAGGGCCGATGGAATCGTCTTGCTCATGCGAACGGATCGACCCACGGGTCGAGGAGGTATTCGACGATGAGCACGCTGTCGACGGCATAGAGCAAGCCGGCGCCGGTGCGACTCACAATGCTGGCCTGGAATCGGTCTGATGCGTAGCGCGACGGCACGTCGAATTCGCCGCTCCATGTGAGGTTGGCCGCTGTGCGCGGGTCGGTCGTGTCTACGTGGCCCTCGGTGGTGTTGAGGAAAAAATCGACGCCCTCGGTCAGTGGTGTGCCGGAGTTTTTGAGCACGAATGGCGTGGCGAGCGGCTTGCGGATCTGTCGGTCTTTGGTCAGGCTGCCCGTGGTGTAGCGCTTCCAGAGCTGGAATTTGGTCGTCGTGATTTCGGTGACGACGCCTTGCGTGATGGAGCAAACGTAGTCGGACCAGTCTTTGAAGCGAAACCCGTGCAGCGGCCCCTGCATCACGAGAAAGTGCGTGCGCAGGGCTTCGAGCTCGGCCTGGGTGCGTACCGCGTGCGCCACGTCCCCTTCGAGCAGCGGCGTGCTGCGCCTGGCGTTGCGTTTCTCGCGACCCGACTCGACGGTGACGATCTCCGTGGAGTATCCCGGCCCGCCGGTGGCCCCGTAGGAGATTTTGTCGGGGAAGCGCGGCGCTTCAAAAAACGACATTGCGCGGCCCTCAGGTGTTGCGCCGCATCGCGCGGCTCGTTGCGCTGCCCACGGCGACCTGCAATTGTTGCAGGGTGGCACGGCTCAGCTCGCCAGCGCCGTGCACGTTGACGGTGATCTGCGGCGCACTGCTGCGGGCGTTTGCACCGGCCGGCGTGATCTTCTCGCCGCGGTGCACGAGGGCGAGCATGTCGCGCGGCACGAAGTCGGTGCCACTGGCGAAGCCCTGCACGCCGGTGCCGAACTGCCCCGAGCTGCCGCTGCTGCCGAACAAGCCGGCGAAGAACGCGCCCAGGCCACCGCCCGCGCCTGCCCCCTTGAGCGCGCCGGTGAACTGCTCGGCCAGGGGCTCGGTGACGAGCTTGCGTACGGTGATACGCAAGATGTCTTGCTCCAGGCCCTTGAGCAGGTCGCGCAGGCCGGCGCCGCTGACGATGGCGTCTTCGAAAGCGCTGGCGAAAGTGAGGCCGAGCTGGTGCGCGGTGTCGTCGGTTTTCTCGATTTCCTCGCGCACGCCGCCGATGCCGCGCACGATGCGATCCAGCTCGTCTTTACTGAACACGTCGCCGGCGAGCAGGCGTTCCTCGAGGCGCGCGGTCAGGGCGCGCTTGTTGGCTTCGTCGACGCGACCGGAGAATTCTTCGAGCTGGTCGTCGAGCTTTTTCTGGGCGGCGGCTTCTTCTTTGGCCAGGCGGATCAGTTCCTTGTGCGCCTCGGCCTCTTGCTTCAGGGCGTCTTGTTTCTTCGCGAGTTCGAGAACCAGTTCTCGGACCTGTGGCACCTCGCCCAGGGTGCCGAGCTTCTGCAGCAGGTTCAGTGCTTGCTGCTCCTCGCTGATCTGTTGCAGGCCTTGCAGCTGCTGCTGCTGGGTCTCGATGTATTGCGCGAGGGCGTTCCGGGCGTCGGAGATCTCCTCGCGCTTGGGGCTCTTGATCTTTTCGGCTTCGGGAATTTTGAGGTCGGGGCGCGGCACGGCCGATGGCGGATTGACGCTCCCCCGTCCAGCGCCTGCCGTGCTTTTGCCGGCGCCCAGTAGCTCCAGCCGCGCCGCTTGCAGCTTCTGTTCTTCGCGACCCAATGATTTCAATTCGCCTTGCACTTCGGCCAGGCGCGCGGCGGCGTTGCGGCCGATGATCCGATCGAGCAGGTTCGCGCCTTCTCCCTGCTTGCCGAGCGTGGCCTGGAGATCGGCTGCCTCCTCCTTCAGCGCGGCGATCTGGTCTTGCGTGCGCTGCAACTGGATCTGGCCCACGCCGAGGTCGAACTGTTCTCTGAGCGCAGCGCCGACGCCGCCGGCCGACTTGATGCGGTCGAACATGGCGTTAAGCGCTGGGACGAGGCTGCTGAAAATGCTCCGCCCGGTGTCCTGAGCGTTTTTGGCCAGCGCGCTGAGCTGGTGCGAAAACTTCTCCGCAGCCTCGGCCTGCGCGGTGGTGACGGTGGCGTTGAGTTGGCCGCTCGCCGCGAGGTCGCGTAGAAATGGCGAGAGCTCGCGCGTGGACTTTCCGAGGATCAGCAATTCCGCGCGGGCTCGTCCGCCCTTGTCCGCCCATTGGTCCAGCGACTGGCTGAACTTGAGCAAGCCCACGGAGGGGTCGAGGGCGGCGAGTTCGGCCACGTTCAGGCCGAGGGTTTTGAATATCCGCGCTGCATCGCTCCCAGGGTCTTGCGCGTCGTTGATCGCCTTGTTGAATTTGATGAGTGCGGCGCCTACGGAGTCGAAGCTGGTGCCGGTGCGTGCGGCGATGTCTTCCAGCGCGCTGATATTCTCGATGCTGGATCCGGTGGCGTCTTTGAGGTCGTTCAACGCGTCCAGGCTCTGCGAGGTGCTGCGCAAGAACGCAGCCAATGCGCCAGCCGACAGGCCCCCAACGATCGCCGGCCCGAGCAGGCCGAATCCGCTCGCGAGTTGCGATACCTGGGCTCCCACCGAGCCGAGATTGCCCTTCAGGCCAGCGATCACGCGGCTGGCGCGATCCTCGGCGCTTAGGACGATTTTGGCTTCAGTTGCCATGACGTGGCGCGGTCATGCAGCGTTGCGCAGCGCGGCAAGCAGGTCGATGAGCCGGTGCCAGTCCGCGACCGGATACAAGGCCTGATAGATCGGCCAGCGCTCGGGGTTCCAGCCGCAGCAGAATGCCCAGCAGTGCTGCGCCTCCAGGTCGGCCTCTCCGAGCGGCGGTGGGTCGGCCTGGAGCCCGCCAAAGCCGATCGCCTCGAGCTTGGCCGCCTCGCCCCGGGATCGTTCCCAGGCAAGGCGCGCAATCAGTTTTTTGCCGCTGTATCCCCAGCTTCGCGGCGCTGCGCCATGCGGTCGAACAGGGCGAGGCTGAGATCACGCGCGAGGTCTGGCTGGGCGTCCAGCAGCAGGGGCACGGCGCGAGGCTCGAATGGCAGCGGTTCATCGGCTGCCTCGTGCTCCGGCAGCACATCGCGCACGTGCACGCCGGTCCATCGCACCACGGCTCGCTCGAGCAGCAGTCGCTCCAGGATGAGCAGGTGCGCCGGGTCTTTGGCGCCTGGCTCGTCCGCGCTGGCCTGCGCCCGGCTCGCGGCCAGCGTGATCTCGTAGCGCGTTGGCAGGCGTAGGGTGTAGTGCGCATGGCCGGTGGCGATCTGAAACTCGCGCGCAGCCAGGGCGTTGCGCGCAATGTCATCGAGCTCCATGACCTTGCCCTGCCTCAGGTGCTGTAACGCGTTGGCGTGGCGCTGGCGCTGAACCCGATGGGGGCGGTGAGGGGTGCGTTGACGTTGATGTTGGGCGTGGTCTGGAGCGAATAGAAACCGTTGGCGAGCAGACGTGAGGCATTCGGAAACACCACGCGCAGACCGTAGGCGATGCTGGCCTCGGCCGCGGCGAGAACGATGGCATACCAGGTGAGCGTGGGGTCGTCGAAGACGGTGAATGTCAACTGGATCGGGCTGCGCGTCGTGGGCACCTGCTTCTGGGTGCGGTCGACGATGGTGGTGATGTCGGCGAAGCTGAGGTCGCCACCGGACGATTCGACCGACTGGATCTGCGTGATCTGGGTCCAGGCGGTGATTTCGCGAATTGAGCCGGTGCCGGTGCCGGCCGGGTAGTTGGTGGTGTTGCTCGTGTCGATGTCATCGAACGTCACATCGTTGACGGTGACGGCGGAGACGCGAACGAGGCGGCCGTTGAGCAGGTCCCAGCCCGAGGTGACCTCGAGGATGTCGCCGACGATGACGCCGTGCGCGGCTTCGAGCGTCGCCACGGCCTCGGCGGCGTTGCTGATGGCGCTCATCGCCTTGCTCGCACCGTAGGTGCTGGCGATCGAGACGGTGGTGCCGGTGGCGAGTGTGATGGACATGGGATCTCCCGTCAGGACATGATGGTTTCAGGCGCGCTTTGCTTCGCGTAGTACGTGGCTTGCAGGCTGATTGCAATCTCGCCGATGCGCGACTCACCGCTCGTCTGCATGAGGCGGTCCGTGCCTGTGTGCTGCAGGTGATACGGCACCGGCAGCGCGAAGATCAGCGCCATCCCTGTGGCGGCCAAGGCGTGCATCGCATCGTCGAGGCCGCTGGTTGCCTTGAGCTTGGCGCGGCAGACGATCTCGAGCACGTGCTGATTCACGTCGCCCCCGACGTCGGCGCTTTCAACGCGCTCAGACTCGGCGAATACGGTCCACGCCGGCAGAAGCGCATCCGGGATCGGCCAGGCTCGATCGGTGTAGACGCGTCCAGCAGTCGCCACCATCGGCACGAGGCGAGCGGCCACCGCGTCGACCACCGTGGCCGCGGCCAGCGTCATGGCCTACGCCTCGCGCGCGAACGGGCCGCCGCCGCGTGGTTTGCGCCGAGCCTCTGGGATGGGTGATGGCAACGCTGTGACGTTGGGCGCCGCAGCGGCGGGCGCAGCCAACTCGAGGCTCACCGCGTCCGCTTTGCTGATCTGGCCATCGATCACGATCAATTCGCCGGCCTTGAATTGCACAGGCTGCACCGCCCGGTAGTAGCCGGGTCGCACCTCCTGCAGCAGGCGAGCACGGCGCTGCGCCTGCAACTCGGTGATGCCGACGACGACACCGATTTGCAGGGTGAGCGGGGCCAGGGTGCGGTACAGCATGGGCTCAGTCGATCAGGTCATCGTCACGTAGCACGCGCGCTGCCAGTAGCCGTAGCCGACATTGCGCCACGTGTCCATGCCGAATTGCCAGGCGTCGTTGTCGAATTCGAACTCGCTGCCTTCGGCCTTGGCTTTGATCTCGACCTCTTGCTCGGTCTGGCGAATCAGGGCCTTGATCGGGCTGTCGGTGCGCCAGACCGCGAATGAGTCGGTCCAGGTGAGCCGAGTGTTCATCTCGACCGCCACGTCGAAACTCGCGATGAGGTTCGGGTTCAGGTTTTGTTGCAGCGCCACCGTGGTGAGCGACGCCGTGGCCGCCACAGCGATCATGTACAGCGACGCGGGCACCGTAACCATGAAGGCCCGGGCAGATTCGTTCATTGGCTCGCCGCGGTCATCCTTGAACGCGAGGATTTGCGTGATGCCGGCGAGGATCGCCTGCTGCATCTCTTCCATGCTCGGCGCCGTGACGCTGCCGTGCACCGCCGCCGGCAGGGTGCTGATGTCGACCGTGATGTCGTTGCTCTGCGAGCCGGAATCGCCCTCGCTGTGGTCGGTGTCGAAGAAAAACTGCCCGTCGTAGCAGACGGCGGCCGGCGCCGCGACGATGAGGGTGGAGAGCAGGCTGCCCCAGTGGGTGATGGCGCGATCGGCGAACTCTTGCACGCGTGCCTGGATCTGGCTGGTCTTGTCGCGCCTGGCGTCGCGCTTTGCGATCTCCAACGTGGCCTCGTAGTGCTTGTTTGCGATCGTGATCGGGGTGCCCGCCAGGCCCTTGGCCAAGCGCCCGCCGATCCATTCGCGCATGGCCGGGCTTTGGCCCAGGAATGCGTAGGTTTCGCTTGCCTGGTCGCTCGCGAACAGGTTGCTCACGCCGTTGATCCAGGCGCTGCCGGGGTTGGTTTCGAGCCGGGCGAAATACATGCCCATGATGGCGCGGCTGCTGAGGATTGACTGGTCCATGGTGGTGGTGTCCTTGTGCGGTGTGCGGTTGGATCAGCGCTCAGGCCTCGCGGGCCCAGATGCCGCGCAGGGCGGTCACGACGTAGCCGTCGGCGTCGCCGAGGTCGAGCGTCACGAAATCCCCGCGGCGTTGCGTGGCCTTGGTCAGTAGCAGGTCTTTGTTGTCGGCCCCGGCGATGTCGGGCCCGAGGATCATGTCGGCGGCGGCCGGGTCGACCTTGACCTGCGTGCTGCCGAATGCGCCGACGGCCAGGATGGTGATGCCGCCCAGGCCATCGGCGATGGCCGGCAAGGTGAGTGCGTCAGCGTCACCGTCGGCCGTGACGGCAAAGAGCTTGCCCGAGTCTTGGGCGTCGAACGTCTTGACACCGGCCAGGGTCTCGCGCACGGTGTACTGGGCCCACGGGTCGCGGTAGGCCATGGCGTCGAACTCGACGATGGCCACACCGGCGCTGACGAAGCGCTTGACGAATCCGACAAACACCCCGGCGACCGGGCTGAAGCCGAAGAGGTTGTCGTCCGTGGCATAGACAGGTTGGCCGAAATCAGTGATCACGGCGTCGGTGACGGCCAGCTGCACCGAGCCGGACGTGATGACGTCGACGCTGATGTCGGCCGCGGCGCCGAGGGCATTGTCGGCCTTGCGCTCGGCAAAACCGGCAAAGCGGTCGCCCGCGGCGAGTGGCCGCGCGTGGCCCGAGGCCGGCACGAGACCGACGGCGGCGCCCTCGAAGATGATGTCGGCGGCGATCACCGCGAACGTGTTGCGGTTGCCGCCGGACTCGTAGGCGCGCTGGGTGTTGGCTGCGAGGGTCGTCATGGTGGGGGGTCCTTGTTCCTGGGGTCAACGGTTCCTGGGGTCAACAGTCAGGCGGCGCGCTTGCCGAGCTGTCGTACCTTGCCGCTGGCCTCGGCGCGGCGCAATGCGGTGTAGGCCTCGAGCGAGGTGAACTCAGCGCGGATGGCTGCGTCGTTGCGCCAAGCGGCGGCGCAGCGCTCATCGAGCGGCAGGTTCGGGTCTTCGGCCAAGCCGACCTTGGGCGCATCGACAGCGGCGGTGGCGGCCTGGGGCACAGGCTTGGGCGCTTCCGCGGCCAGGGCGACGGCGGCACCGGTGCGCAGGCGCTTCTCGGCCTGGTTGACGGCCAGGGCTGCGTCACCGCCGTTCGATTTGCCGTCCCACTTGAGGCCATCGATGAGCGCCTCGTGACCGGGGATGGCGGCGGACTCGACCGCACGGATTCGCGCGCGCTCGGCGGTGGCGCCTTCGGCGCGCAGCTCGTCGATGAGCGCGGGCGCATCGGCGGCGAGTTGGGCTCGGGTGATAGGCATGGATGTTTCCTCGATGTGTTGGCCGCGCAGTGCGGGGCCGGTGATTGAATGCGCCTTGGCCCTGGACCCGTGCGGCACACCGGCGGCGCGATCCTGGTTGAGGGCGGCGACCAGAGCGTCGAGAGTGGAAACACCGTCCACTAGCCCGGCGTCGATGGCCTGCTGCCCAATGAAAATGCGCCCGTCTGCCATGTCGGCGAGCACGGTGTCGACGCTCACGGCGCGGTGCGCGGCCACGGCCTGGACGAAAAGGCTGTAGGTGTAGTCGACCTGCTCCTGCAGGGTCTGCTGGCCTTCTTCCGACAACGGGCCTGCGCTGCTGGCGATGCGCTTGAACTTGCCCGCGACGATCTCGGTGCGTTTGATGCCTGCGGCGGCGTCGCGCGCTGAAATATCGATGTGCTCGGCAACCACGCCAATGGACCCGACCTGAGTGGTGGGCTCGCTGATGTAGACGGCCAGGGCGGCGCTGCCGGCCCAATAGGCGGCGCTTGCCATGGTGCCGTCGGCCAGCGCCACGACAGGTTTGACTGCTGCAGCGGCGCGGATGGCGGCGGCAAACGCCGCGGTACCGTCGACGGTTCCGCCAGGTGAGTCGAAGACGATCACGACGGAGTGCACAGCAGGGTCGACGACGGCGGCGCGCAAGTCGCGCGTGGCGAGCTCGGTGCTGGTGCCGCCGGAGATCTGCGAGAACAGATTCATGCGCTTGGCCATCACACCGGTCAGCTGCAGGACGGCCACGCCGTCCTGCACGGCATAGGGTGGGGTGGCCTCTGGGTCGGCGGTGGTCAGCGGACGGCCGAGACGCTTTTCCAGGGCCTCGAGGTCGATCTTTTCGCCGCGCAGGTGCGTGGCGTAGATGGCCTGGATTTCGCGCAGCTTGTCGCGCTGGATCGCCCAGGGGCTGTTGATGATGTCGAGGAGTTTCAAGGGCCGCCGCCGTGATGATCCGTGATGATTTGCGGCGCACTCTAGGCGGGCGTCAGTCTCAAAATAAGGGGGGGTTTTGAGACGAGGCGCGGCGCTCGCTCAACTGCGCGCCAGGGTGAGGGACTTGAGGGCGCCGTCGTCGAGCGGGATCACGCCGCGGATGCGATGGGCTGTGGCGCCGATGTTGAGGGTGTCGCCCTCGGCAATAGTGGGCCATTGCGAGGCCGGCAACACGGCGCTCGGGGCGAGGGTCTGAACGCCGAACTCCTCGAGCACCTGGCCGTTGGCGTCGAAGATCACCGAGGCCGCATCACTGGGCGAGCCCCCTGCCGGGGTATAGGTGGCACTGACGGCGAAATCGGCCGTGTTGAAAAATACTTGGAAGTCTTCGCTGAACATGGGGTGCGCACGCGATCGGTCACGCCGCCATCATCTTGCGGTGCATGGTGCGGGGGGCTTGGCCGCCACCGGCTGCTGCGACCTTGAACGTCGCCACCGCCCCGATGAAATTGGCGGTGGCATCGGTAAACGTAGCGGACTGCGCGCCTGTGGCCGCGACGAATTTGTAGGCCATTGCGCCACCAAATCCTAGCGCGCCGCCATTCTCATCCTGGTTGAACACCGACGTGTATCCAGTGGTCGGCGTTGCCATTGACGTGATGCCGGTATCGAACGCATTCTGGCAAACCGCAACGACTATTTCATCAGCCTGCGAGGTCGCGGCCGTGGTCATGGTAATGCTTGCCGCCTGGGTCGGCTCGCCATCTGTTTGATCGAGCGGCGACGCCTGTCCGTTATCTATCTCGACCACCCCTGCGCTGAAGACCACCTGTCCGGCAGTGCCACTCACAACCCAATCAGCCGTCCCCCCGGTCATGCTCGCGACATACCAAATCTCGCAAACATTGCGGGCGTCGTTCCCAGCTCCGTTATTGACGACCTGAATCGCTCGTGTGGCGGCTGATCCTCCTATCGTCACAGACCAGGTTTCTGGGCCTCCTACCTGATGCCA